GAATCCCCGTGCTCCTACCATAAGAATGATAATTGAATGTAGATGCTGAGAAAGCAAGGGCCTCGAAATCCTTGTGAGTTGGGACTAATTATCCTGGTAGCAAACAAGTAACAGCTAGAACTACGTACCACTAACCTGCCCGGGCTAGTTTACACAGGCGAAATGGATCCGAATGAGGGTGGCGGATCGTTCAGTTATCATCCTTATGGTAATGTAGCATAGTGGCTAATGCACCTCCTTCATACGGAGACTATCGTCAGTTCGAGTCTGACCATTACCACCAAAATAATTGATATATATTTTTGTGAAAATATACGAAAACTTTTTACCGGCAGAAATGCATAAAAATATATACAACCAATTAGTTGGTCCGGGATTTGCTTGGTATAACTACACAAGTGTAGTAGACAGTAATATGAAACTGTCTAATAAATTTTATACACCAGATGTATTTAGACATTGTTTTGTTTTGGATTATAAAATTCAATCACCGTGGATAAATTTATTAGACCCTGTTCTTTTAAAAATAAAGGACACTTTAAAATCGTCTGCAATAGAAGTAATTAATGCTCATGCTAATTGGATGTTTCCTAATAAAGCAAAAGAGTTTCAAGTTGATTATCCTCATATAGATAAGGATAATTTTACAGACGATTGTTATACAGCATTATATTACTTTAATGACTGTGAAGGTTCTACTACACTTTACGATCAATACGTGCATACAAATGCAGACATAAAGTTAGATACATTAGAAGTGGTATCAACTTTTCGTCCTTATAAAAACAAATTGCTTTTATGGAAAGCAAAACAAGTGCATTCTGGTCCAGCATTTATTACTGAACCTAGATTAGTGTTTAATATTAATCTAAGGATTAAAGATGTATATTAATACAGATGCATTTAGTCATAGTCAATTAACTAGTAAACTATGGTTATGCGAAGAGTTAGAACGTTTAGAATGGGACTCGGAGTTAACACATATCTATGCAGGATGGTATGGAATAACGGCCTTCTTATTATTAAGTAGAGGAAAGTTTCAGGTTAAGCGAATTGAAAGTTATGACATTGATCCTCAATGCAAAACGATAGCAGACGCTATAAATGAAAATTGGGTGTTCAATAATTGGCAGTTTAAAGCATTCACCGCCGATTGTAATCAAATACTATCGGGTGCGCCAGATTTGGTTATAAATACCAGCGTAGAGCATTTTGATAGTATGCAGTGGTTCGATAACATTCCAAATGGAACTGCTGTCATACTACAAGGCAACAATATGCCACATGATCAACATGTAGCAAGTTTTGATTCGTTGGATTCGTTTGTTAATACTTTTAAATTACATAAAGTTGTGTATAAAGGTAGTAAAGAATTTAACTATCCAAATTCAAAATTTACTAGGTATATGATCATTGGATTGAAATAATGCGGGCGTAGCTCAGTTGGTAGAGCACTACCTTGCCAAGGTAGATGTCGTCGGTTCGAACCCGATCACCCGCTCCAAATTCTTCTTGACATAGCACCTAAATGGTGCTATAATTTTATTATGTAGGGATACCAGAGAGGCTTAATGGCACTGATTGCAAACCAGTTGATTCGTGGGTTCAAATCCCACTCCCTACTCCAAGGATACTACTATGAACATGGCCAAGCAAATTTACTACCACAATCTGCGTAAAGAGCAAGAGCTTGGGCCGTGGATTCAAAATGTGTCGCTAGGAGACATTCCGAAAGCAAAGCACATTGATGCCGGTCCTAACAGTATGCTGATTCAGATTGTTGACCCTGCTATGGAGTTTCCAAAGCCCAAGTGGCAGTTCAAAGAAATTCACAAGTTTGAATTCCTTGATTTAGAAGCAGACGACAAATGGGGTGAAGAATTTAAAATCACTGATGTTCAGGCTGCTGAGTTAGTACGTCTGCTACAACATGCAATGGACAAACGCATGAACGTTATTGTGCATTGTGTTGCAGGTGTATGCCGTAGTGGCGCAGTCTGCGAAGTTGGTGTTATGATGGGATTCCGTGATACAGAAGTTTTTCGTAGTCCTAACTTGATGGTCAAGCACAAGATGATGAAAGTCTTGGGTTGGACTTACGATGAAGATGAACCGCACACTATTAATGGTGTGCCGTTCGAATATGATGAACTAGGCAACAAAAAGATTTGGGTGCCACCACAGAGAGAGGGAGACATATGAATATTTCTAAAGTTGACCAGTGCCGTATCAGAGAATATAATCTAGAGCAAGTTAATCTGCAAAAGAAAAGAGAAGACGACTATCGAAAGGTAGTAGAGAAACAAAACTATGAAAGGATTGTCGCAGAACGTGTATCCAGAAATCTTCGTTTAGATTTGGATAAAGGTCGTAATGTAGACATGGAATGTTAATGTTTAAAGTAATTTATAACAACATAGAACAAGAATTTCCAACTCTTGACTTGGCTATGAAGCATGCAAAGGTACTCAATACTTTTGTAACAATTCGTAGTGAAAGTTTCGAACTAGTTGGAAAGTTTGGTGTTGATAGTGTAGTTGATGGAAAAACACCAGACGGTGTTGTTTACGACTGGAACAAGTCTAGTCGTATTGGTCGTGTCCAAAAAGAACGGGTATAAAAATGACTTACCGCAAGTATTATTTTAAACAAATGATTAGAAGCGGTAAGGCATTCTTTGTCTATTCTAAAGGTTTTATTTTGAATAGGAAAGTATAATGTATATTACACGAGCAGAAGTAGAAAAAATTCTAGCAGTTATGGAAGAATTTCCAGATGCTACAAGATACAAACTAGAAGCAGATAATTCTAGTGGTATTGGTAGTATCTTATCGTTGACTATGGATATGATAATTAACGATCGAAATGCTAAAGTTAAAATTGACATTGCCGGGGTCGAAACGTGGTAAAACCAAAATGTTATCAACTAGTAGGAGTCCCAGGTAGTGGTAAAAGCACCTGGGTAGCTAATCAAGATTGGACTATACCTTGTGCTGTAATTAGTACTGACAAATGGGTAGAGATTTATGCCCGAGAAATTGGCAAAACTTATAGCGATGTCTTCACTGACTTTATGCCTACGGCTGTTGATCTTATGGCCAAAGAAGTAGTTGTTGCAAGAGAAATGAATCGTGATATTATTTGGGATCAAACTAGTACCACTGTAAAAAGTCGTGCTAAAAAGTTTGCTATGTTACCGGACTACTATCACATCGCCGTAGTATTCCGCACACCTGAGCATACTGAACTTATGCGTCGATTGACTAGTCGTTGGGATGCTGGAAAAGTTATCCCCGAACATGTTATTGCTAGTATGATTTCCGGTTGGGAAGAACCAACTGAGGACGAGGGTTTTAAAGAGATTTGGTACGCAGGTTGACATTTGGCTGTTTTGGTGCTATACTGTAAGTACAGTAAGAAAGGAGCCCAAAATGGCAGAAGTTAAACTCAATAAAGTTCTCTTCAAAGTGGTACTAACCGAATATGAGCGTGGTTGGGGGCAAAAGCATTGGGATACCAAGTATTTCGATAATGAAGCTGAAGCTCGTAAATGGGCTTTGGACTACAACTTAGAACACAATAACAAAGATTTTGTGCCTGATTGGTATGTGAGAGCAAACTATGAAGGCCCTGTAAGATAAGGAGGCCAATATGCCTAGTGTATTTTTAGTGAGCGACACGCATTTTGGTCATATGGGTGTATGTCGCTTTACCCGTAACGATGGTGTTACAAAATTGCGTCCTTGGGATAGTCCTGAGGAAATGGACGAAGCAATGGTCAAGGCTTGGAACGAACGGGTAAAACCCACTGACAAGGTCTATCATTTGGGAGATGTTGTCATTAACCGTAAGGCTTTGAAGACTTTGAGTCGGTTAAACGGTGATAAGGTTTTAATTCGTGGCAACCATGATATCTTCCGTGATGACGAATACAGACAATACTTCCGTGAGTTACGTGCTTACCATGTAATGAACGGAATGATCTTGTCGCATATTCCCGTCCATCCTGAAAGTTTAGGTCGATTTGGCGTAAACATACACGGACACTTACACGCTAACCGTGTCAAGAAGATGCGTGGCTTCGATGTTCGCACTGGAGAAATCTTATACAGTGATGAGAACGATGTTCGTTATCATTGTGTGTGCGTGGAACAAACCCCGGACTTTGCGCCTATCTTGTTTGAAGACGTTATCAAGCGTATTGAAGCAGAAGGCGGTAGTGTTGGATTTAGGAACGGCAACGGTCCTACAATGTAAAGGAGAACATTATGTCATTGTATAATTTGGTTTTCGGTATGAATCCCGACAGTGACAAACTGTTGGAGTTGCTTGGAGCAACACGAGAAGAATTTGGTCGCTTCCGTAATGTTTACATGAGTGACGGTTATATCGTTGTTCATACTCGTTGTGGTGGTGGTAACCGTGAAGATTACTTCCCAGATTGGGTTGAAGATCATCCATGGTATTCACATGACGAAGATGATGACTTTGACTGCACTTATGCAGATATCTACTTTAAGGTTCCTGAGAACCACAAGGACTTCCTTGCTATCCGAAATTTGGATGCAGGTGAAAAGCCTAGTGAACAATGGGCTACCTTTTTTGCAGATTTGGAAGCATTGAAGAAGTAAAGAACAGACCCCCGCTTTCTTAAGTTGTGCGGTGAACAACTTAAGACGAATTTAAGCCCCATTGGACAAATTGGTAAAGTCGTCTCTCTCAAAAGGAGAAGTTCTCTCTGTTCGAATCAGAGATGGGGCACCAGTTTTTTCCCGCCTTGGTGTAATGGTAGCACACGTATTAAAAGGTTATCCTGTTAAGGATACAGTCAGCAATATACACTATTCCATGTCAAGGACGAGATCGTGGTTCGAATCCACGGGGCGGGGCCATTTTAGGGATAGACGATAGTTTTGAGTCCCTGCCAGTCTAGACACAGTGGGGTTGACTGTGTTGACACTACAGTATGACTGAAGCCGGTATGTTAAACTTGACTATTCGAGACAATCCAGTGAGTCCTCCCAGGAGGATAGTTGGGCTCCCGACCTTGCTCCTATAAGTAAATGGCATACTAGCACTTTGGTAAAGTGCCATTACAAGTTCGATTCTTGTTAGGAGCACCAGATATGCCCAGGTGGCGGAATTGGTATACGCACTACGTTGAGGTCGT